AATGAGTTGAGTCTTAAGGATATCATTGAACATCTCACTAAACTTCTTGCGGAGTTTACCCACAAACTTAGTGAACTTCAATTCATCACGCATGATCTCGGAAGATCTTCCAATGTTAAATGACTGACCAGATTCTAAACGACCAGCTGGTACGTTTAGTGCTTTATAGAGTTTAGTCTGGAAGTACTGGATGTCCGTAAGTTCTCCAAGATTTTGTCCACCTGGCAACGTAGTGATTTCAGTACCTCGTCCTCCTTCTCTACGTGGTAGCCAGAAGTCTTCGAGCATCGACATGTATTTTCTGTCATCTCTAATTTCTCCAGTGTTAGCATCGTAAACAAGTTTGTTTCTATAGCGACTCATTACCTCACGGAGGTATTGTTCCGCTTTCACCTTTGGTAGGTTTCCTACATCAATGTAGAAAATTCTACGTTCTGGTGCTCTTGATATCCTGTAGATAACAAGAGAGTCCTCGATCATCATGAGTTGATTAAGAACTTTGATTGCCTTATGTAAGTAAGACAATACTATATTCTTATTAGTATCAAGGATACCAGAGGTGACATATGTTATAGCATCTTTCGCAATTTTTATACCTGAGTTTGCGGAGGTATTACGTAATCCTTTAGGGTTAAATATAAAATATTCATCTACCTTACCATAGTCTAGTGACTGGAACTGGTCTGCGGTCTTTGGAATCTTGTTGATCTGTCTGACTTTCTTGATCTTCTGTGGATCTACGTAGCGTAATTCGAGTATACCATCTTGAGGTCTCTTCAAATCTATGACCTTATGATAATACAAACGCCCATCAATGTACCATCTACGGAACATCTCATGAGCTTTAGTATCAAATCCTATTAAGTTTTTAATATAGTCGAACTCTGTTCTGATCATATCTTTGACAGAATCACTGACATCTAAGTTTGCCAGATCTATCTGTACAGGCGAATCGTTCTGATCTGTGACGATTGCCTCTTGTATAATATCTTCAATCGCACTGTCTACTTCAGGGTGCATCGCCATCATGCGATACTTAACCACCATGTCGTACTCAGTTTTGAAGTTACCGTCTAGATCTACGTAGGTTCCATGATAACCTCCTGCGATGAAACTGGTTGCACCATCTTCATTCGTGGGGGCTACAGGAGAAGGAGCTGATTTCTTTAACTCCTCCTCTCTCTTCCTAAACGAAAATCCGAATAACTCTGCCATAATATTGCGTGTTTGTACCTACTATTTAGTTAGGTAGTACCAACCCTTTTCATGGTATTAGATCCAATAGAAGTCTCGAAGTACTGGTAAGCGAACTCAACATCAAACTCTTCATAAGAATCGTTGTTGTCGTATGCTAGTGATACCTGTGAAACTGATACTGGGAATGCCTTGATGAGTTTGTACTCACGGATATTCTTGAACGCACTTTCTTTTCCTTGGAACTTATCCATCTGAGTTACAGTGATATCTTCCAATATATCTTCGATAGTCTTAGATGCTGTGTTCGCGTCAACTGTGTTAGTTGCTTCGATCCACTTCTCATATGCACCACGAAGTTGGAAAGCGTCATCCATGTAGAATGTAGCAGTCCATGATTCAAAGGTTCTGTCGCCAGGTACCTTGATCACTCTACCACGGAAAGGTAGTTCTACTGTTCCTACTGTTGATGCAGGAAGAGCAGCACTCTTACACATGAATGTTTCTAGTCCACCACCGTCAATATCAGAGGGGAAATTGTGTGTAACAGAGAACAGGTTAGGTCTAACTGCTCCCTTAATTCTTGTCTGGAACTCTAATACGCCCAGTGCTTTGGTTTCAGCCATTGTTTAAGATCTCCTTGGGATTACTTCCTCGAAGCTAACGCCAGTACGTGTAGCAACAAAGGTTAGTGTGATGAAGTTAATAGAGCGAGCAGGCTTGATGTAAATCTCTGCCACGAACTCGTTTCTGTCTATAACTGCACCTGTGTTGTTGGAACTATCACAGACAACTAAGAAATCGGTGATACCACGACGTGCTTGGATGTCACGTAGATATGGTTCAACGATATTGTTGAAGTTGTTTCTAGTAAATTCGTCATTTAGTTCAAACAATACTCCCTTCGCAGCATTTCCTATTGTCTTCTCTATGACGAGGAAGAGACGACGGACGTTGATGCGATCAAATGCGGATGGTGAAGCGAGAGCTGTTTTGTCTCCGAAGAGTACGATGCCCTGACCAGGTAGAGAAGTAATAGGATTAATTCTCTTCTGATATAGAGTGTCTCTTTCAGATTTCTTAGGTGAGTATGCTAGTTTAATAGCATTCTTGATTCCACCACGGTTTAAACCCGCTGGTGAGAACCATGGATCTCCGTTAGCAGTGGTGCTAGCACATAAGCCAGCAGTGTCACCGTTACATGGAACCCATCTATACTTGTCAGCGAAGCGATCATAAAGATACTTCCAACCGCTATCGAAGACTACGTAAGAACTTGAAGCAAAGGTATCAAAGAAGTCAACTATGTTAGTTGTCTGAGTCGCACTGTTGCTGACTCCAACTACGTTTGATTTATCTGGAGAGATAAACGCAACACAGTCTTTTCTTAACCCTGCTATACTTATTAGTTTGTTTGCTTTAGCTTTAGACTCAGTTTCAGTAGCACCACCGCCACCCATGATTAGGTAGTCGATTTGTACTGTCTCTGTGTCTGCGAAATAATCGTAACCAGCGATGATTTCTGCTTGTGTGAGTGTAAAGTCATCTACACCACCAGACATTGTATATTCTTTCTCACCAAGAACATCGAATGCTGTTGTTGAAACACCTCCAAAGTTAGAAGCGTTAGCAAATGCGTTACCAGATACATCCCAGATTGCCTCGTTATCATGAGAACCCCAGAAGATGTAGTTAGACTGATTAAGAATAACCTCTGGATAGTATACTAAAGAACCTTCAGCAGACTTACCGTCAGATGCTTTAGAAACATATAGGAACTTCTCAAGAACAGTGTTAGGTGTTCCTGTTACACCACCGTCAACGTCAACGACGACGATGTGCATCTCATCATTAGATCCACCACGTTCTGCGACGTATGCGGAAGTACCAGGTTGAGGAGCAACTTGGTTCCAGTTTAATGTTGATGTAATTGTCTGAGCATCATACCAGTTTACAGCAGATGGGATTGTTAGATCTGGGTTAGATCCGTCATCTACTACATCTGTTGTTGTCCAAGCACCACCTGAAATCCAAATGATGTCTAGTGTTGTACCACTAACGTAATGTACGTAAGCAGATTTAGTACCAGCACCGTTTGTAACTGTGTCTCCAGCAGATACAGCACCAACGAATGATCCTGATAGAGTAAGTCTTTGATTAGCACCTACGTCAATCGCTACAACCTTGATTGAGTTTCCTCCAGCACCAATAGATTTGGAAGCGTAGTCCCACGCTGCTGTGCCATCGTAGTAGTTACCTTCGTAATCTTCTACGCTGTTGATTGTAAGTGATACTCCACCAACGTTTGCTGTTTTGAGTGACGCACCACTAGCTCGTACTACATCTAGTACTCCACCGTATGCGAGGAATGAACTTGCTGCGAACCATGCCTCATAGTTGCTGTCATTGGGTTCACCGAATGTAGATAGTAATTCTGATTCTGATGAGATTCTTACGGGTTTATTAACTGGTCCTTTTGCGAAAGCTCCAGCTATTGCTCCTACGTTTACTTCTACAGTCTCAATGGATCCAAGGGTCAAATCCCTTTCCTGAATCACTACTCCTGGTGAGAGAAGTGTGCTAGCCATGCTTGGTACTCCTGATGAATAATTTCAATTTGTCTAATAATATTTAGAGAAAGTAGCTTTTCTACCGATAGTCCCACATATATGAAACGTCACCATACTCGTCTGCGTTCCATTTATTACCATCCCTGTCACTGCCATCCATCTCAAGTGACCATACATCTCCTTTCTCATCTACAACAGTCTCTTCCTCATCTACACCGTTAAGAATGAAACCAAATGGTGCCATGTCCTGTTCTATCTGGTTCTTCTGCTCATTGTAGATACGACGACGGATGTCTTGGTCAGTGAGTTCTTTGAAATACTCTTGTTGTACCAACCATGCGAAGATAACCATACACATAACAAGGTCATCATGATACCCTTCGTCTGCTTCAAATGATTGTTTGTTCTGTATGAATGTGGTCAGTTCAGATACAATGTGATAATCGTTTACAATTAACTTATCATCTTCTATTAATGTCTTGAGGTTTGAGCATCCCTGTGCTTTCACAGTCTTACTCATCTTGACACCCATCTGTGTTTTACCACCTGAGAATCCTGTACCAACTATTTGACCTGCTCTACCTCGCATAGCACACATGAGTACATTCTCATACTCCACGTCATAGTGTAACTGTGATGCTACTGCCTCTCCTATATCATTTACTTCTATTAATACGTAAGCATAGTTGTATGCTTTTGCCACATCAGCGATGACATTAGGTAATAGCATAGGTCTGATCTCATGATCTCTATACTTTGCTACCAACTTCCAAGGAGCTTGTGATATGTCTATCACTACAAAGGCACTATAATCCTGTGCTAAACCACGGGATATATCACATGTGATTATATAATCCACTTCAGGTTTAGGGTTTTCGTATACATCTAGTGACCCGTTGGTGTGTACAGGGTCA